CTTGAGAGGGCTATTGAGATACCAACGAGTGCGCCTTTGCTTGACTTGAACATAAGCGGAGGAGCCTTCACGGGAGGCTTGAGCGTTCAGTATCAGGTCGCTTGCAGCTTTGACTCACTCTTGTGCGCTCATGTCACGCAACTCGGCTATCCTTTGCTTTACAAGGCTGGGATGTTGCTATTGAAGGAGATGGAGTTTTCTAAGAGGCTGAATGGCGTTATTGTCTTTAACCGGGACATGAACCAAGAGCTGTCCAACTATTACCAAGCCCAATACGACCAATATATGCAGCGATACTTTGAGCAGGCGAATCTGCCAGAGGACGGTTGTTTTTCGTGCAGGCAGAGGGTTAGGCAGGCTTCTCGCATACCTTAAAGAGGTGGACATTAAGGATTACATACAAAAACTTGAAACGCAGAAGTCTTCCCTGGCAAGGCACTTGGCTTCATCGCTTAACGAGGCGGCTCCGCAAACGCAAGAGCAAGAGGTTCTGCCGAGGATTTTTGAGAAGGGCCTGAAGCCCGATTTAGCCAAGATTGGGAACTATAAGAGCGACAAGTACAAGGCGGTCCGAAGGAAGGCTGGCCTCCAGGTCGCTTTCATTGACATGAAGTTCACGGGCGATTTGAAATCCGAGTTCAGCACTCCCAAGAAGAACTTGATCGGCTCCAAGCCCAAGGTTGAGTTTATGGTTGTGAGCGAGTTGAACACCAAGAAAGTTGTTGACAATGAAGCCCGTAGAGGCACTATCTTTGGGTTGGCGAGCAAGGAAAAGGCTTATTTCGTTGACCTACTGACCAAGTTATTCTTTAGCAAAGTATTCAAATGATAGCGACCCAGGTTATTGACGAGATATTTACTCGCTTGAATGCTTACAAGTTGGTGAGGCACACGGGCTTTGCCGAGTTGTTACCCGATAGGGACGGCAAGGTCATCCCGGCCATTTACTGCAACAACGGCGATTACAAGCACGTTGTGGACGATTACGATTGGAGCGAGGGCATTGCCTACATCCGCTACAATGGAAAGGAGCGTGCAGAGGTTACGGACGAGAACAACTTTATTGGGTGCCAGGACTTGCTCCGCATCGTTTATCCGTTGACCTTGGTGATTATCGGCAAGCGTAAGGGCAAGCGTCCTTACGAGGTCGCATCGCTCGTTCAGAGCAAGATTAGCGGTATGTACGAGGCTTTGGCCACGACTGTCGGTGCGGTGAGCATTGATGTCACCTCCATTACGGCCAATTACTCCATCAAGGAGAACCTTGACACCGAGTTTGAGGGGGCGAAGGTTGTGTGGGACACGGCTTTGTATATGATTGCCTTGGACTTGGAGGTGGAGGTGATTGGCGATGCTTCTTGTTTGAATGACGAGGAGCCTTGCGATGACAAGACCCTGGCCGTTGATGGCCAGGTTGACTTTTCTTACGATGGCGATAATGTTTTAACCTATTGATATGGCACGCAAAAGAATCAGGGACTTAGATGCCCAAGCATCCATTACCAGCACGCTCAAGTTAGCGGTTGACGATACCTCTTTGCCGGAAGCAAAGAGCATAAGCATCTCTCAGTTGGATGCTCGTTATTCCTCTGCTTTTGCCCCTTGCTTCATTGAGTGGTTCCAAATTACCGGAGAGGCTACCAACATATCGCAACAGAATGTCTTTCAAAAGTTCACGATAAGCTCTGCTGCCGCAGGGGTTACTTCTGCGAATGGCCTTGCGGTTAACTCGCAGGGAAGGGTTACATACACAGGCGCAACGGCAACCTTTCGTGTTCAGGCGTTCGCCTCTATATCGGGGCAAAACAATGATGACATTCATATAGCGATTGCATTGAACAACTCTGTTTTAGCAAAGACAGACCAATCCCTCATATTGGGGTCTGGAGCGAAGGATGGCGGCGTTGGCACGCAATGTTTGGTAAGCGTTGCCTCTTCGGGGTTTTTGGATATTTTCGTTAAAAACGCAACGGCTTCAAGTGCCGTAACTTTGGAGAAGATTATTGTGATTGTTGAAAAAATAGGTTGATATGGCATTAGCACGGCTCACATCGTTTTCGTTTGGGGAAAGGCTCTTGACCTTGAATTATAGTGGCTCGGAGGTCTATTATGTCCCCTATGCCCACTTGATATCCTTTGAGTACGACCCCACGACTTTAGACCCCAAGGTTTACATCTATTTGCACGGCACGCTTGACAATGTGTTGTCGGTATCTGAATCCGAACTCGTTGCCATTGGGAGCAGCATTAGTGCGTTCTTGGCCTCGTTGCAAGGCGTGATGGTGAATCAGCTCTTTTGGTTTGAGATATGGGCGAATTTCCTCGCTCGTGCTAAAGCCAATTCTGCGTTGACCCCCGAACTCGCAAGCACTTGCGGTCGGTATTTCCGATACGAATTGAATCCTCCCTTGGTACCTACGGCCACGGAGGATTATGCCGATTTCTGGTACTTCAATCAGCGGTGCGACAACGATAGCGCCACCGTGAAGGAGGCATCGGCCTATAATTGTTTGCTCACGAGGTTTTCAGCCTTAAATCCGAATTAACGATGTCCAATCCATCTTTTCTGAATGTCCCTTACCGCTTTAAGGCCGGGACTTTGTATAGCCAAATCCCTGAGAGCGGTCTTGGTGATTTGGTCGTAACTCGCACAACAACTCCAACGGCCAATCGTTCCACGAGGGTTAACGCTCAGGGCTTCATTGAAACCGTTGCCGATAATGTCCCTCGTCTTGATTATCCTTTGGGGGGAATTGCAAATGGATGTCCTGCGTTACTCGTTGAGCCTTCCGCAGTCAACCTAACCGTTCAAAGCGAGAATTTCGGAACAACGTGGGGTCTTGTTCAGTTATTGGCATTTGGAAGCGGAAGCGTCTTGAATACAACCGCAACCCTTGACCCATACGGCACGAATTTTGCTGACTTCATTGTTGCAAACACCGTGTTGGACCAACACAGAGTTGAACAAACAACTGTTTCTGCGGCTGGAAGTTATACTTTTTCGGTTTTTCTTAAAGCAGGAGGATACGGATTTGGAAGGCTTAGGATAGGCGGTATTGGTGCCACTTTCAATCTTACCACAGGTGCGGTAAGTTCAACAGATACAGGCATCGTTTCTTCAATACAATCTTACGGCAACGGGTGGTATCGTTGCATTATTTCAAAAGCTGCCTCTATTGCAAACGAGATTGTTCGTGTCAATATTCTTCAATCAGGAAGTGGGGATTTTGCGGGCAATGGCACTTCGGGCATATACATCTTTGGCAGCCAATATGAGTTAGGGGCGGTCGCAACCTCTTACATCCCCACAACAACTCAAGCCATAACCCGTGGCGTAGAAACCATAATCAAGACGGGCGTGAGTTCCTTGATTGGGCAGACCGAGGGGACGATTTATGTGGAGTTGGATATGAGAAACTTCGTGACCAACGCAATGGCTTGTTTCGTTTCGGATGGCACGGGTTTTAATTCAATTAGTGTTCAAATTTTTGCGCCACCTAACTCCATCCGAGTTGGCATAAGTAGATTGGGGGTAGGTCAAATTGACTTTATCGTGCCAATGCCTTCGGGAGTTAATAAGGTTGCGCTTGGATATGCTCAAAACAATGTTGCGATATACCTAAACGGAACAAGCGTTGCAACGAGTGCGGTTTGCCTTATTCCCGCAACGAGTAGAGTTGATTTGGGAAGTCGTATCGGAACGGGTAGCTATCTCAACGACCGCATCCGCTCGTTAGCAATCTACCCCACAAGGCTCACCAACCCTCAACTCCAGGCCCTCACAACCTAAGATATGTCCACTCCTTCTCTCCTAAACATCCCGTATGTCATAAAGGCGGGAACTCTTTACAGCCAAATCCCCGAAACAGGGGCAGGCGATTTTGCGGTTACTCGTGCGACAAGTCCTGCGAATAATCGTTCCACGAGGGTCAATTCGCTTGGCTTTATTGAGCGAGTGAACGACAATGTGCCGAGGTTGGATTATCCCCTTGGTGGAGCGGTAAATGGGTGCGCTTCGTTGCTTGTTGAACCGAGTGCGGCAAATAATTGCTTTCAAAGTGAAGGGTTAAGCACTTCCCCCTGGATTGCTGGAAGCGTTACTGTCACGGGGACTACTCAAACCAATAGTCCCGATGGTACACAAAACGCATTTGACATAACCATAGCAAATACGGGTTTTTCAACATTAAGGCAATTTATTGCTTGTGCCAATAATACGACATACACGGTTTCTTGTTTTTACAAAAACAAGGCGTTGGTTGCTGGGCAAACCTTTGAAATGCGGTACACCAATGAAAATTTGGCTCCAAATAACCTTAATGCAATAGCAACTATTGACCTTGCTGCCGGTACTGCGACATATCAACTTGCAGGCACTTCGGGGACGGGTTTTTCTGGAACGGCAACGGGCCGTGTTGAGAATTATGGCAACGGATGGTATAGAGTTTCAATGACTTTTACCGTTGGTTCTGCTGGTGCAAATGTAAGTGGTATTTTTAGGCCAATAGTGGGAGTAAGTGTTTCCCGAAACTTTTACGCTTGGGGGGCGCAGATGGAGGTCGGCTCCGTCCCCACCTCCTACATCCCCACCACCACCCAAGCCATCACTCGTGGTGATGAGGTGATAAGAAAGACGAATGTCGCTTCGTTGATAGGGCAGACCGAGGGCGTTTTGTACCTTGAGTTTATTCCTCCAAGCGGTTATCCTGGTAGGATTTTTGCGATTGACGATGGTACGCTTAATAATAGAATCGCAATAAATAGAGCAACAAGCACAAGATTAGAAGTAGTCGTTAGGTCAAGTGGTAGTGTCGTAAATGGAACTATTGGTTCAAGTGCAGCAACCGCATTTAATCCAGACGCACCGAACAAAGTTGCTTATGCTTACAAATCGGGCGATTTTGCTTTAGCGATTAACGGCAGCGTTGTTGCGTCAGGAACAACCACTTTTGCATTTACAGGTACGCTTAACAATTTGGGGACGTCGGAATCATTGCTTGGTGCCATTTTTATCGACCGCATCCGTGCTGTTGCCATATACCCCAACCGTCTTACGAACGCTCAACTCGCAACCCTCACAACCCCATAAAAATTCGCCCATTCTTTAATAAATTTGACGCACTATGGCACTACCTACCTTAACCGCAAGAACCTTCGGCTCAACGCAATTACAGCTCACATACGCTGACGGAAGGCAATACTTCATTAATTATCGGGACATTATCTCCACGGAACTTGATGCGACCGATGGCATTACAAAGGTGCGGATTTACCTTTCGGGGACTTTGGACGAGTCCATATTCGTGACCAATGCAGACCTTGTGGCCTTAGGTACCACCGCAGCGGCATTCATCGCAACCCTCAACACTTACCTGTAATGGATATCAAGCAGGTATTGACGGAACTCGGCATTAATGTCGGGATGTCCGTAGGAGGCTTTCTCGGAAGCCTCGTTCTCGTAGGAAAGCAAAAGGGAGCGTCTTTACGCACCCAACTCTTCTCCATCCTCGCAGGAACCTTATCTGCCAATTACCTTACCCCTCTCGCTATCACCTTCCTTGGTATTGAACTTGAATCCGCTCAATTCGCTATGGCCTTCCTTGTTGGCTTCAGCGGTTTGAGGGTCGTGGAAACGCTCTCCAATTACTTCCATAAGAAAGTTGAATCCAAAGGCAATGAGTCTTGAGCAACGCCTTTCCCCAAGAGTCCCCAAGCTCGTTATAGACCGCTTCCTTGAAATACAGGAGCGGTTTTCTATTAATACCGACCTTCGGATTGCCCATTTCTTCGCTCAAACGGCCCACGAATCGGCCAACTTCACCACGACCAAGGAGAACTTCAATTACTCCGCTTCACGGCTCTTAAAGGTCTTCCCAAGGCATTTCAACAAGGACACGGCCAAGTTATACGCAAGGGATTACATCGCCATAGCCAACAAGGTCTATGCGAACCGCTTTGGCAATACCGAACTTGGGGATGGATGGAAATACCGAGGCCGTGGGTACATTATGACCACCTTCAAGGCCAATTACGCTGAACTTGACAAGCTCGTCCCCGAAGACCTTTTGGAGAACCCCGAACTCGTGGCCGGGAGGTATGCGATGCTATCGGCGGGCTACTTCTGGCATAGCCGTAAACTCAACGCCCTTGCCGACAAAGGCTCCGATATCGCAACGATTACCAGAATAACCAACAAGATAAACGGAGGCATCATCGGCCTGGATGACCGCATCGCTAAGTTCAACGAGTTCTACGACCTGCTCACCAAAGGCCAAACCGCTTAATTATATTTGAACCACAAAACGATTCATTATGCCACTCACTAAAGCCAAGGGTTATGGGAAAAAAGCCACCCAAAAAGCCGTCTCCAAAAACATCAAAGAGCTTACAGAAGCCAACAAGTCCAAGCCTAAAAGCAAAAAGCGAAGTAAGGGTCAGATTGCCGCTATTGCCTATTCTGCTGCACGCAAATA